TAATAACCTCTCCATCCTTCAACAGCTACTGCAATACCTACAACATCACCATTACCTACAATAGAACCTGATCCCATCTTCATTAAATCTGGATCTTTAGTTTCTAAGTCAATGGCTATGTCATCATACTTAGATAGGTCTGGAAAATTTTCTGGTGGTAACCATTCTGTCTGCGGTTTAAATAGAGGTATTTGCATTATTTTGTATCCTTTAGTTTTAATATTTCTAGATCACAATAGTGTTTAATTTTTTCTAGATCTTGTATGCCTGCTTTATTTTTATATCTACAAACATATTTAATTACGTTGCCTTGGAAGAAGGATAAATCATTCTTTGAAATAAATTCATAAGGTTGAATTTTAAATTTCTTGTAATGGGATCCTCCGATTTGTTTATCTTGTGGAAAAGAATCCACAAATATATCTTTATTTGTCATAGTAGGTAGCCTTTCTCATATTTTTTTGGTTCTATTATATGTAAATTTTCTTTTGTTCGTGTTGCTCCAACATAAAATAATCTATTCTCGTCATCAGGATTTCTCTCATAACTTCGCATAGTATTTTCTGTAAGATCTGTTAATAAAACAACATTAGTTGCTTCTCCACCTTTAGCTCCATGTATAGTAGATAATTCTATTCTAGGTTTTTCGTTTAACTTTTCTCCATTTCTTCTCATCTTTCTTAAATATTCTACATCATTCTGGCCTGCAGTATCAAATGCTTCATACCAAACTGTCTTAACTTGAAGACCATAATCTTTTACAAGTTGATCTATTCCATAAAAAGATCCCTTAGTCATACCTTTAATTTTTTTTGCGTGCCAATGTTTTGGTCCCATGTATTTAGATATGCTTTCTACCTGTTTGTAAGTTATTAATTGTCCTTGTCTTAAAAATTCCCAGGCAGTTGCTGCTTCATGTAAACCTTGTTCATTAGTTCTCTTGTATTTATTTTTATAATATAGTCCTTGTCGGTATAAAGATTCCCCAATGTCAGTAAGCATGTGTCTAGTTCTACTTAATACTAACCAATCGCCTTTTGTCATGTCTATACTATCGACATCAAAATGTCTTTGTAAGCTGCCTTCATTTACTCTGGGTTGCCAAGTTTTATCTATTCTTTTTTTAATTTTATTTATAATACCCATAGCTAGTCCATGCACTTTAGCCGGTATTCTATAAGACTGAGTTAGTGGTAAATATTGTCCTTGTAAAGTTATAAAAGAATCTACATCCGCACCCGCCCATCTAAATACTGCTTGGTCATCGTCCCCTGCAATAAAAGAATCTTTTGTTTTATTCCAGATAGATCTTGTCATGTTCCATTGCATTAATGATAAGTCTTGTGCCTCATCAATAAATACTACCTCAAACTTTGGTGATAGATCTGATTTTGTAAAATCTAAAATCATGTCATTATAATCTATTAAAGAATATTCTTTTTTATAACGTCTTATTTCATTGTGTATGATTATAAGTTTATCTCTTTCTAGATCCTGTGTATGTTCACCTAAATCAAATTGTTGTTCTGGTGTAATATTACGTAATTGTGCTAATTGTATAGTTCTTAAATATTCACTATCTGATGTAAAAATACTACCTTGATCTTCTTGATAGTCTGCATAAGTTACAGGGAAACCTAATTTATCTCCTAAATCTTTGTAATGTCTTGTTTGCATAACCTGATCTTTTTTTAACCCTAATTTTCTAAATGCTAATGAGTGTAATGTTCTAAAATATGGAAGGTCATCTTCTTCTAAATTAAATTGTTTCATTGCACGGTCTCTTGCTTCGTGTGCAGCTTTTTGTGTAAATGCAAAGTAACCTATCTTGTCCGGGTCCGTTTGTTTGAGATAGTCATCTACTTTGTTTAACAAAGTTGTAGTCTTACCTGTACCTGGTGGTCCTAATACTATTGTTCTCATTATTCTTTTATCCATTGTTGTGCTTTAAAAAAATCATAGAACTGTTGATAACTAGATTTCCTTGCTCTTTTACCTTTGTGATTTTCGCTAGGTGACTGCCATTCTAATTGTGTTGGCAAATAATTACAGACTTCATCATTTAAATGTGCAACATGTATTCTATTAATAGGGTCAGGATTTGGTACATAAACTTTAGCAACGACTCTATGAAACTGCAGAGGAACATTTATTCCATCTAAATTTTTAAGACTTACAGAAGGATAACCTCCAAATGTAATGTTAGGAGTTATTTGTGCTAGTTTTATTTTATTTTTTATTTCATATGTTATGTAAGGCCAAATAGGTTCTCTGTATTTTTTTGGCGCCTCTGGTATTTTACTAAAATAATGATAACCTCCCTTTGGATATATAATATATTTATCAGGAACAAGTTCTTTTAAAACAGTCTCTAATTTTACAGGACCATACTCAATATTTTTAATTTTTATTTTTTTAACAGGTTGTTCAAAAAAAGTTAATTGATTCATTAAAATGGATCCTTCACTTTTAATTCTTTTTGATTGTAGGTATCATTTTTTTTATCAAATTGATCTACTACAAATACTGAAATTCTTTCCTTACCAATACGTTTGTCATCACAGTTACATGTTTCTTTTAACATTTGTGCCGTACGTGAGTATGGCACATCCCAACGTTTTCTAATTAAAAATTGATTGTAGAATCTATCAAACACAAAGTGATGTTGTCCTTCACTAGTCCACACCCCACCTTTTTTAAGGTCATTTTTATCTGTAGATACTTGTCTGTTTAAACAATACTCTTCTAAATGATTTTGTAATTGATCTTGTGTAGTTACACCCTCTGGTGGATCTATTGGTTCGTGGTTCTTCATTAATGGATTTATAATATTAATCCAATCTTTAGGTTTAACTGTAGGTGGCATAAAATCTAATTGCTCCATCACAGCTTCTTGAAATAAACTTTGTTGTTTTAAAAATTTAACATTTTCTAAATGTAATCTCTCACCATCAACGTTTAAATAATAATATGGTTTTTCTAATTTAATTTTCTGTAAATCAGTTAGTGAAGGAAATACTATTTCTTCACCAATACCATATTTTCTTTCTCTACATAATTTTTTATCACATAAGTTACACATTGGAGTATCATTACATTTGTAACCCCATTCTTTTTTATCATGTTGTCTTTTAATAATATCTACTTCAGACTCACTTAATGGTGTTGTTAACGCTGTTGCATTAAACAATGTCATTTTACTTTTCCATTCTGCAGGCCATTTTTGTTTAGCATACACACCAAAATGAAACATTGCATTGTTTCTACCACCTTCGGGTATTTTATTTAATGCCATTAATTCTATACAAGGTGGTGCATCATCGTAATCAGATTTAGGTCTCTCTATTTTTACAAAATTAAGATCGTATTGTTTTATTTCTTCGTATATTTTATAGAATTCTTCTAAAGTTGCAGCTTCTCCATCTTCTCTAAACGCATAACGCGTTGTTTGATCTCCACCAAAATATGGTAGATTTAAAAAGTTACCTGTGTCGTCTGCCGATTTTAATTGAATTTGTTTTGGAAAGACTTCTGATCCGCCGTATCCTAGTAATGTTTTTATTTCCGTTAGTTTATCTCTCATTCTTTCTGCTGCTACCGGTTGCGCGGAAAAGAGAAAGACGTGTGCTCCTCCGCTCTTTGACCTACATACGGCCAAAGGCAGTTTGAATTGTTTTATTTTATCTATTAATTTTTTGTGATCAAAACCTGCATATGAATCTATGTCTACACAACCCCATATACACTCATTGTTTTCGTTAATAGGTATAATACCTAAACTTTGTTCACCTTTTAAATGCATTTGCCACAGGTCCGTGGTCACTGGTTGACGTACAACAAATGATTGTCCCTTTAGCTTAACACCGTTTTCTGCCGGTGATGTAACTTTAGTACAACCATGCGCACGTTCCAATCCCTTAAATATTTTTTCAAACATAATTTTTAATGGGCGTTTCCACTCTCGCTTCCACGCCCACTCCTAGGATTTTATTTAGTATGGTGAATCTGTTTTTGATTCGTCTGATCCATGTTTGACTTGCACATCA